TCGGCGGGCGCTTGGTGTATTTTCCGTCAGACGCTGCCGCGTAAATCCGCTTTCCTTCAGGCGGCTTAATGCCGCCTGATTGATTTTTTAGGTAACAGTTCCACGCTATAAGATTCAGGGCTTGATAACAACCATAAAAACCAATAGCACGTTGTTAAATGTAGCACGAATTGGAATAATGGCACGAAATCAGGCACGTTCTATCTGAATTTGAATAACAGTTCGGGTAATCGTAATCGGAATATCAGCAGGCACTTAGTACATGCACAAAACCGCCCACACGGTAAGACCTACCTGAAAACGTGGGCGGTTTAAAATATACTGCCGGAACTGTTGCCGTGGCGCTTGCCAATACATTAAGACCTTCGGGTTGAATTACTAAACTGTGTTTGTAGGTTGTCAGCACGTAGGGCTGACTTGTTGAAGATTCGGTGAAGTGCATACAAAAATGAAACGCTATGGGTTCTTATTTGAAAAGATATGCAGCATGGACAACCTTATGCTTGCATATAAAAACGCTAAGAAAGGCAAAGGCTGGTATGCGGAAGTAAAACTGATTGAGAAAAGACCGGCATATTACCTTGCGGCATTGCAATGGATGCTGCAAACCGGGTATTACCGCACGTCAGAATATGGCATGTTCAAAAAGGTGGAAGGTAAGAAGGAACGTGAAATATACAAGCTTCCGTTCTTTCCTGACCGTATCGCGCAATGGGCAATCCTTCAGGTCATTGAACCGACACTGCTTGATTACTTCACAGAAGATTCTTACAGTGCGATTCCTAACAAGGGCATACATGACGCATTCAGGAAGTTACGCCGCGCCGTGGATCACAGCCCGGAAGAAATGCTTTATTGCCTGAAGATAGACTGTAAGAAGTTCTATCCTTCCATTGACCATGACATCCTGAAGAAGCAGTTCAGGCGCAAGTATAAAGACCCGGCGTTGCTTTCCGTGATTGATGAAATCATTGACAGCATCAGCACATGTCCGGCAACAGAAGAAAACATTGCGTTTTACAAGTCATGCGGAAAGCCCATCACCATTGTTCAGCGCAACGGTGAACAGTTCATTGACGGCTTGGGCATTCCCATAGGCAATTATTTTTCACAGTATGACGGGAACCTTTACCTGACAGGCTTTGACCATTGGATGAAGGAAGAAATGCACGTAAAGCATTATTACCGTTATATGGATGACATTTGTGTATTTGCAGACAGCAAGGAACGCTTGCAACAGCTGCTTGAATCCATGAATTTGTACCTGAAGACCAACCTGAACTTACGGATCAAGGACAATTACCAGATTTTCCCGTCATTCATCCGTGGTGTTGACTTTGTTGGTTACCGCATTTTCAGGAATTACACCCTGTTGAGGAAATCAACGTGTGATTCCCTGAAGCGGAAAATGACCGCCTTACGCGTCAAGGTGGAATCCGGCAAGGAAATGAATTATTCAGAATGGTGTTCTGTCGCGTCATACAAAGGGTGGGTCATACACTGTGACAGCTTCCGGCTGACTGAAAAGTACATAGCACCTGTTCAGCCATACGCTGACAAATACTATCTTGACCACATCAAGAAAAAGAAAGGTGGGAAACAAAATGAAAGTGTATCCGAACACACGCAGCAACACGCAGCCTGAACAGAAGATCATTGATGAATATTCAGTTTGGATTGCGTCTGACATCCAGCCGGTGCATGAAGCCGGTGCGGAAGATCAGGATGGCGGTTTTGACGGCTATGAATACACCCTGACACAGTATGACAAGGATGAATACATCAAGATGATGGATGACAGGAACGCGGCGCTGGAAGCAGACCTGACTGACACACAGCTTGCCCTTGCGGAACTGTATGAATCCATGTCGTAAGAAAGGACGGTGACCATTATGGCAAAAGTGTATGCAAGTCTTATCATCAAGGGAAAGAAAGCGTTTCACGAAATCCCGGCAGAACTGAAACCGGCAGTCAGGGAAATTCTGATTGCTTCCGGGCATGAAGACCTGATTGACGAATAAGCCCATATAAGCCGCTTTAATTCTTAGGCGGTCAATTTACCGTCTGACCATTTAAAGCGGCTATATAAGCTTATATGAAAGCCACACAGGGAAAATTTTGAAGAAAGGATAAAGACCATGAAACAGAAAATTTGTACCATCATCGGAGTTGTTGGTGGTGCGGTCGCGTCACTGTTGGGTGGTTGGTCGGCAGCTTTGCAATACTTAGTAATGGCAATGATTACTGATTACATCAGCGGTCTTGTGGTTGCCGGGGTATTCCATGCTTCCAAAAAATCACAGCACGGTGCGCTTGAAAGCCGCGCCGGGTGGAAAGGACTTTGCAGAAAGGTCTTCACTTTGGCGTTCGTGGTGATTGCACGGGGTGTTGACGTTTACCTTGGTATTGACTATGTGAAGGATGCGGTGATTATAGGATTCTTCACAAATGAGGTCATCAGCATTGTGGAAAACGCCGGTCTTATGGGTATACCCATGCCGCCTATCATCACAAAGGCTATTGACCTTCTGACCACAAAGGCAAACAACGAACAGAAAGAAGGGTGACCATGAATCAACAGAACATGGACGTTCTGACAAACGTCATTGGTGCTGTTGAATCAGGCGGTCAGGTGTATGGGCGGCGTGATTACGCCGCCTATGCGACCCCTTACACCAACAGCGAAAAGGAACACACCATCACGCTGGGTTGGGCGCAAAACTATGGCGCGGAAGCAAAACGGCTTATTCAGATGATTTTTGACGTTGCGCCTGAAATTGTGTGGCAAGTGGACACGGACGGAAGCATTGTTGAAATGCTTGGTCATGATTGGGAAAAAGAACGCTGGAACCCAACCGATGAACAAAGGGCAACACTGCTGACACTGATTTCTTCCAGTATTGGACGGCAATGTCAGGACGCGCTGTTTCAAATGCTGATGGTCGAATTTGTTGAAGATTGCGCGGAAAAGTACACAGATGACGTGAAAGCACAGATGATGTACTGTGAAATCAGGCACTTAGGCGGCAAGAAAGCCGCTGAACGGATATTTGACCGGACGGGCGGCAACTATGACCTTGACCACATCATGGCTGCTTTGGTCACGGATCAGAAAGACACGTCATCTGACAATCAGGTTGGTGACACACGATATTGGGGACGGCATCTGAAATGTAAGCAGTTCATTGAAGAACATGCGGTTGAAGAAGGGAACGGTGATGATATGAGCGCGGAAAACACACTTGTAAAGATTGCGCTTGCAGAAGAAGGATACCTTGAAAAGAAGGACGGAAGCAAACCGGCGCTGTATGACAAGACGGCAAACGCCGGAAGCAACAACTACACAAAGTATTGGGATGAAATCAAGACTGCATTTCAAGGTCAGGCGTGGTGTCTGTGCTTCCTTGTATGGTGCTTCATCCGGGCTTTTACCAAAGAAACAGCCAAAAGGCTGTTGTACGCGGTAACTGATGGGTGGACTTTCTATACACCCACACAGGCGGCACGGTTCAAGACCGCCGGACGTTGGCATGATCCCGGTTCCGTTCCTGAAGCCGGTTGGCTGGTATTCTTCAAGAATTCAACGCGGATCCACCACATTGCGCTGATTTATCAGGTGGACACAAAACAGAGAATCTTTTACACTATTGAAGGTAACACTTCCAGCGGAAACGCTGTCATTGCCAATGGCGGCGCGGTCTGCAAGAAAGCATATTCTTTTGACCATGCGGACATTGCCGGGTATGGTGCGCCGGACTATGACATTGTTGGTCAGAAATATACACCCGGATGGAACCATGACAGCAACGGGTGGTGGTATGCGGATTCTGAAACCACATACCTTGCAAAGTGCTGGAAGGACATAAACGGTCACAGGTACTATTTCAATAAGGACGGATATGCCGTCACAGGGTGGCAACAGATTGACGGTAAGTGGTATTACTTTGAACCCCGTGCCGGTCATCCGCTGGAATGCGGACTGTATGTAACGGATGAAAACGGTGTTCAGGATGTGGGCGAATTCCCCAACTGACCGTGTTACTAATTTGTTACTAAATGCACAGGATAACACAAGCGTGTAAAGGCGCGAAATGTTGAATTTACGCGGTTTTTCAAGCCATGAAAGGGTAGATTTTTGCTAAAAATTTATGGTATGATACAATCATAAATGCCGGGAATGCTTGTAAAATGGGCGTTCCCGGCTTTCTTTGTTACTAAATTGTTACTTGTTCAGTGCTGATTTTATCATTTTAACAGTGCTATGGTATCCCGTAATTGCTGAATGGTTTTGTGGTTATAAACCCGGTTCCCGGTGTCCGTGGACTTGTGACCCATTAGCATATCAATACACTTCCGGTTCCCGTTGGCGTTGTCCAACAGGGTTTCAAAAGTGTGACGCGCTTCATGCGGTGTCTTGTCAGCACCTATCTTTTTCAGCGCTTCATACCAAAACGCATAATATTGGGACTTCACTATTTTCCTTCCATTCAGGGTGAAAAGGTAAGGGTCATCTTTCCGGGCGGTGAAGAACGGCTTGATGCGGTCATGGATCGGAACAATCCGGTTCTTTCCGTTTGCCGTTTTAATCCCGGCTGTGATGTACCATTCCTGAAAGTTCACCCGTTCCATTGGAAGCTGAAGAATTTCTGACAGCCTGAAGCCGGTATAAATGTAAATCAGGACGGATTCAACCCACGGATCAGGGGCGGCGGCTTCCAGCTTCCAAAGCGCGTCAATCTGTTCTTGGGTGAAGGGTGTTCTTCCTGATTCGGTGATTGGGTCTGTTGTGGTCAGCTGGCTGTACATCTTGTCAACAATGTCCATTTCAAAGGCAAACCGGTCAAGGTGACCCCACATTGCTTTTATTTGGCGCTGGGTGCTGTACCCGTGACCACAGCTGTCAATGGTGTCTTGCATCTGAAATGTTTTCAGTGCGCGGTATTTCATGCCGTAATACTTTGAACAATACTTGAACGCTGAACGCATTGCGCGTTGTGACCCTTTTTCCATTTTTGGAAGCTTTAGTTCCTTCCATTGGTTGAACACTTCAACCAGCGTGATGGTTTCGCGTTTCGCGTCCCACGGGTTATTGTTGTAGGCGGCAAGCATCTGACGCGCTGCCGCTTCATCTGCCGCATATCCAACATTTTGCTGATGGGCGTTCCCTTCACTGTCATAGACGGTGACCTTGACCACCCACGGACGTGACCGGTTGCCCTTCAGCTTGGTCACACATCCGTAACCGTTCGGGTTTCTTCGTGACATGGTTCATTCCTTTCATTGAGATTTCAAGGAAGGAATGATATAATACTTTCTGCATAGTCCAAATATTCCTTTCATCCATTCCTTGACTGGTTATTTGGTTGCACCTGACCCTGACATGCTGCAACATGCCGGGGTCTTTTTTTTTATTTCATGGTTTTGACCCACCTTGGTAATTCTTTTATCAGATCATCAACACAACCTTCTATCACATCGGCATCATATGTGTTTTTCATCACCTGAATCCAATGTTTTCTACCTTGAAGCTTGATCTTTCCAATATAGCCCTTATGACAGGTTACTTCATAAGCCCCGTTTGACATCCGGTATAACTGAATGGATTGCTGTTGTTTTGGTGTCAGTAGGGAATAAAAAGCCGTGAAGAATTTTCTTTCATCTTCATTTGTCTGATATTCTTTCATGATTATTGCCTTTCTGGTATCGGTTAGTAGATGTAAGGTAGCGGTTCAGGTAGACGTTGAAACCCTTACACCATGCGGCGGTATCGGTTGGTAGATGTAAACAGTCAGGTTCTTAATAAATACTTTTTTTAGTTGATTATGGAAAGCTTATCAGTCAACTAAAAAAAATAAGAATATAAGGAATAGAAAAAGCAACGTCTACCGTCTACCGTCTACCGGTTCAAAATCCACATAGATGATATTCCCTATCCGATTTTTGACCCGTCTTGTGTTGAATATTTTTCACGGCGTAATTTACTAATCATCAGATCAGTAATATCAGCACGGTCATCAACATCCAGCTTCAGGAAAAGCTGAACAGCTTTGAACGCGTCTTTACCATAGCAACGTTCAAACAGTTCACACACCTTGGTTTCATCCTGAACATGCATCGCTTCATTCATCAGCGTTGTTGCTGGAACATCCAGAACGGACGCGATACGGGACAATAAAAAAGCGTCCGGGTTTCGTTTCCCTGATTCTATCTTTGAAATCAAAGACCTTTGGTCATTTTCCGATTCAGACCCAACCAGAATTGCAAGCTTTTCTTGTGTCAATCCTTTGGCTTTCCGGTACTTCTGTATTGTTTTGCCTAAAGCAGATAGAAATTCCCTTGTTTCATCAGTTTGTTTCACGGCGTTCCCCCCCCCTTTCTGTTTTTGTTACTAATATACCAGTTTGTGGGCGCATAATCAACTTTTACAAAGTTTTTTCTAAATTTTTGTTGACATTATGACCACATAGTTGTAGTATAGGCGTGTGGGCAGTATGTCCACACAGGAACAGACCGTTGCAGCGGTCAGGTGGTGACCAACAGGAAGGAATGGATGAAATGACGGTTGAAGAAATGCTGACAGAAGTTCAGGAAGCAATGATTAAGCTGGGTTACCCGGCGTTCATGGTGAACCGGATTCGTATCAACATCATTGATGATGACCGGGTTGAAGTGGTTTGTTCCAGTTCAGTCATTGGTATCTATGATTTCATCAAGCACACATTTGTGGACTGATGTGATTCATGGTGGAACCGGAACCACCTTAAAAAATACCACAATGGGCATATAATTGGCGGCAACCGGATCAGCCTGAACCGCAAGGGGAACACAGCCCTGACAACACTACCCCGGTGTACCCGGTCAGGGCTTCCAGAAAGGAAGGTTTGGACTATGTATGAAGAAAACAAGCAGATGATATGTGACTTGCTTTGCCGGACGCTGCATTATACACGCGGCGCGGCAGATGTCACTGACATCCAGTATGACCCGAATGCGGAAACCGCCACGGTTCTGTTTGAATCCGGCGGCAAGCGCGTGGTGAACGTGGCTTGTGATTCCGGCACTGCTATGATTCGTGACATCATGAACAATTTGGGGGTGTGAAGTATGTCATATGAGAAATTAAATTTACTTCCAACCGCCATAACTATTGATAAGGTTGAAGCGGTTGTGAATGAAATTGAAAAGCAATTTCCGAAACCTGAAAAGCAGTTAAATGGGAAAACGATTTTTGTTTTATTACCAACCGTTGTAGACGATGCTACAGATGTAACATTTATGAATACAACGGTACAAGATTTAAACAAACTTGGAATAGATCACTTTTATTGGCTTTGTATGCCGTTTGACAAAGCTGGAAATTTAACGGTTATGGGTTTTAGAAAACCACATAGAACAGAATTTAGAGATAGATTAAAATTTACACCGCCGAACGCGGTAGTTGGAGAAATGTTCATACAGTGTTATGATTTGAAGCTTGGTTTTCGCACATTGCATAATACATATGCATTACTTCATAAAGAAAGATACATCCATGAACAATGTCAAATGTTGTTTGAGCAGAATGCAAAAAATCAGGAATATGAAACTATTTATAATAATGCTTTTGATTTCTTAGAGTTGAATAAGCGTATTTCTAAGAATAGCACCATTACAGCGCCAAAGGCGATTGAAGAATTAAAAATGAATTATCACATGGGTGTATGCGCTGCATATGATGCTAAAAACGCATGGGGGCTGTGTTATGAATGGAATGGGGTGCGTTTTATTTTTCCGATGAACCATGATTCATTAAAAAACATCATGAAAAGCCGTAATACATCAGGAATAAGGAAAGCACCAATACCGACAATAGTAAAAAAGCATAACAGAAACGGAAAAAGTGTTCAGCCGCATTATAGATCAACCACAAAACCAGATGATGGTAACGATTATTGTATAGGTGATAGACACTATTCAATATATGTTGGTGACCAATATGTTGAACTTATGAGTAATAGCATTTTACAACGTGAAAAAAAGTATGCTGTATCAATGTAGGGGGTGTGATATGACAAGGGGTGATTTTCTGAAGGGCGCTGAACAGTGTGTCTGTTCAGACCGCAACCAGCAGTATGGTGAACCGGAAGACAATTTTACCAACATAGCAAAGTTGTGGTCAGCATACCTTGATGAAGAAATTGGCGCTGAAGACGTTGCAATCATGATGGTGCTGTTCAAGGTCGCAAGGCTGAAGGGCAGCGGATACCAAAGCGTTGACAGCTGGGTTGACCTGATTGGTTACGCGGCGTGTGGCGGTGAAATTGCCGTGAAAGGGGTTGACGCTGAATGAGTTTGGGACGTGAAGCAGCCCTTGAAATGGAAATAGATGCTGATGTTGCCTATCATCAGCACATGACCCGGCTGATGAAAGGGTTATGGACACAGAAAAACGGTAAACAGATCAGTGTGCATGACATGACCGTGAACCACATTCTGAACTGTATCAGGATGCTGCAAGGCAGACATGATGACATCACTGAAGGGTGGTTACAGCGCTTCCGTGAAGAACTGCAAGACCGGGACAACCTGACCGTTTGCGTGGTGGCGCTGGATACCGCCGGACACATAAAGACATGCACAAGCTGTGATGTGGAAGATGCACAGCGGTATGCAAAGTATTACCGGGCTATTGGTTATCACAGTCGGGTGCTGACATATAAGGAACTGGAAGAACTACAAAGAAAGGAAGATGCTGAAAGATGTACAAGTATTATATGACACAGCGCGGTTTTTCCATCGGCGCACAGCCCATGAAGAATCTGGTTGACCACGGTGATTATGACCGCAAGACCACGGTGCTGCCGGGTGTGGCTGCATGGTCATGGCTGAAGTATTCGGAACCGCTGACGGATGCTGAAATTGCCGCCTATGAACTGGAACCTGACCCGGACAACCCTGACGCGGCATTGCCGTTTAACTGAAAGGGATGGTGAAAAGGCATGGCAAAGCATATTCTGACAGCGTTCATTGAAAAGGTCATTCAGTTTGACAGTGAAGGTGAAGCGGAAGGTTACAAGCACTTTCTTGAAGCCGGAAAGCAGCAATTTAAAATCAAGGCAATGCAGACAGATGCAGCCGGTAAGTGTTACATGACGGTCAGGGTACAGTACAATCAGAACTATTTTCCAGAATAAAGAAAGGGGATGACGGGCAAGATGAAAGGCATGGAACTTTTACGGAAGAAGATTGATGATTCCGGGTATAAGCTTCAGTATATCGCGGAAAAGTGCGGTCTGACCTATCAGGGTTTTCTTCCGAAACTGAAAGGTGAACGGCAGTTTGTAGCATCTGAAATTGCGGTGCTGACCCGGCTGCTTAACCTTACGCCGGAAGAACAACAGCTAATTTTTTTTGACTGATATGTGGGCAGAATGACCACAAGAAAGGAATGGATGATGAAATTCAAAGACGCGTTATTGAACATTATGTGTGAACTGAACCTGACACAGACACAGGTGGTTGGGATGACCGGTTGCAGTAAGGCATCTATCAGTCAGTATTTGTCCGGCAAGAATACGCCGTCAGAACAGAAGCAGCGTGAAATTGCTGAAGCCCTTGGTGTTGACCCTGATTACTTCCGGTGGGATGACGCACAGCCGCGTAAGATCGCAGCCAAAGACGGAATTCAGACGCTTGATGTAAATACCGTCGCCAAACTGATGCACATGAACCACAACACAGTCAGGCGCGGACTGCAACAGGGCGTGTTTCCGTGGGGGTATGCAATCAAGAACCCGGCTAAAAACACATGGGTGTATTTCATCAATGCGCGGCGGTTCGCTGAAATTGAAGGGGTGGCGGTATGAAGGTACTGGTTGCCTGTGAAGAATCACAGGCGGTCTGCAAGGAATTCCGCGCACGTGGTCATGAAGCATACAGCTGTGACCTTCAAGGTTGCAGCGGATCACACCCGGAATGGCACATTCAAGGGGATGTGCTGCCGCTTCTGAACGGCAACTGTGAATTCAGGACTGCTGACACACACACACACACACACACACACACACACACCGTGAAAATGTGGGACTTAATCATTGCACACCCACCTTGCACATACCTGACAAACGGCGGTGCGGTCAGAATGTTCCGCAAGGAAATCAGGGAATATCCGCCATATGGAACTTTTCAGATGGTGAATGTGGAACGGTTGAAGCTTGGAATACTTGCAAGGGATTTCTTCATGTTATTCCTTCACGCCAACTGTGAAAGGGTTGCGGTAGAAAACCCGGTTCCAATGAGTGTGTACATGTTACCTAAAGCAGATCAGGTTATACAGCCTTACATGTTTGGTGATCCATATTCAAAGAAAACGTGTTTGTGGCTGAAGGGGCTTCCAGCGTTGGAACCAACAGAAATGGTTCAGGATTATCACCCGTTCATCAATGGCGGCGGTGGTCGGTTGGAACGTCCGAATTATAAAGGTCAGAAGTTTGCAGAAGGAAGCATTGCAAGAAGCAAAACCTTTCCGGGTGTTGCCAAAGCAATGGCTGAACAATGGGGGTGAAATGGGTATGAAATGCCCACGGTGCGGATCACTTAGAACGGAAGTTGCTGATTCACGGAAGGTGAACGGCACAACCAGAAGGGCGCGGTCATGCAAGGACTGCCGGAAATGGTTTTATACCGTGGAAGTCCTTGAAGATGAATATAAGAAAATGAGGGAAAAGCATGAAGGGATATAAAGCATTTAAAAAAGATTGGACATGCCGTGATAAGCAGTATCAGGTGGGTGAAACCTTCACTGAAGATGTTGATTTAAGGGTGTGTGAACGTGGAATGCATTTTTGTGAACATCTGCCGCAAGTGTTCAACTTTTATCCGTATGACCCGAATGAAACGGTGGTTGCTGAAGTTGAAGCGCTGGGTGATGTGGTGACAGATGACAACATTAAATATTGCACCAACAAGCTGCATATCATCCGTGAAATCCCGTGGGATGAAGTACAAAAAGGCTGCAACACCGGGGACTGCAACACCGGGGACTGGAACACCGGGAACAGGAACACCGGGAACAGGAACACCGGGGACTGCAACACCGGGAACAGGAACACCGGGGACTGGAACACCGGGAACTGGAACACCGGGAACAGGAACACCGGGAACTGCAACACCGGGAACAGGAACACCGGGAACAGGAACACCGGGAACTGCAACACCGGGAACAGGAACACCGGGGACTGCAACACCGGGAACAGGAACACCGGGGACTGCAACACCGGGAACTGCAACACCGGGAACAGGAACACCGGGGACTGGAACACCGGGAACTGCAACACCGGGGACTGCAACACCGGGAACTGCAACACCGGGAACAGGAACACCGGGAACTGGAACACCGGGAACAGGAACACCGGGAACTGCAACACCGGGAACTGCAACACCGGGAACAGGAACACCGGGGACTGCAACACCGGGAACAGGAACACCGGGAACTGGAACACCGGGAACAGGAACACCGGGGACTGCAACACCGGGAACTGCAACACCGGGAACAGGAACACCGGGGACTGGAACAAATCATCTTTTAATAACGGATGCTTCATGACTGTTGAACCAAAGATCAGCATGTTCAACAAACCGTCTGACTGGACTTTGCGTGATTGGTGGAACAGCCGCGCATATTACCTGATGAATAAGATTCCTAAAAAAGTAGTTGAATGGGTTCCTGATTATAGAATGACGGATGATGAAAAGAACGCACACCCGGAATATAAGACCACGGAAGGTTACATGAAAGTGCTGGATGAATCAGAGAATGCACAACTTTGGTGGGACAGCCTGAATGATGAAGACCGTGATGAAATCAAGGCGCTGCCGAATTTTGACGCTGAAATCTTCCGGGAATGTACCGGAATCAGGATATGCTGAAGCTTATGCCCCATCAGGCTGAAGCGCTTGACCTGACAGCTGACAAGAACCACGTTGCATATTTTTATGATATGGGTCTTGGGAAAACCTTCATGGGGTCTGAAAAGATGTGGCTGCTTAACAACTATGTGAATCTGGTTGTCTGTCAGAAATCCAAAATTGATGACTGGTTGCAGCACTTCACAGACCATTACCCTGACATTCAGGCGTTTGACCTGACAAAGAAGCGGTCAGCAATGGAATTCAAGAATCACGCTGAATCAGGCATCACCACGGACGGCATGATTGTGGGGGTTATCAATTATGACTTGTTGTTCAGGCGTTCATATTACGGTCATATGACCGGCTTCACCCTGATGCTGGATGAATCTTCACTGATAAGCAATGAACGGGCAAAGCGGTCACGGTACGTGCTGAAGATGAAGCCTGAAAGCGTGATACTTCTATCCGGCACACCAACAGCCGGAAAATATGAAAAGCTTTGGTCACAGTGCAACCTGTTGGGCTGGAAGATTTCAAAACGTGCTTTCTATGGGTCATACATCATCACGGATTGGGTGGATTACGGAACCGGGTTCCTTCAGGAAGTGGTGACCGGGTATAAGAACGTTGACCACCTGAAGCGGAAGCTTGCGGAACATGGTGCGCTGTTCAAGAAAACGGAAGAAGTGCTGACACTGCCGGATCAGGTTGAACAGAAAATCATGTTGAAACCTACCAAAGAATACAAGCGGTTCATTGACAGCGGATACCTGATGTTGGACACCATGAATTTTCAGGAATTCCATGATGATTCAGATTTCTTTGGTAAAGATGTGACACCACGGGTGGAACTGGTAGGTGACAACAACCTGACCAAAACGCTTTATGCGCGGCAGCTGTGTGGTCAGTATCACAAGGATAAGCTGAAAGCTATGCGGGACATCTTTGAAAGCACGGAAGACCGGCTGATTGTCTTCTACAACTTCACGGCAGAAATGGAAGCCCTGAAGCGGATTGCCGCTGAAATCGGCAGACCGGTCAGCATCCTGAACGGCAGCACCAAAGACCTGAACGCCTATGAACAGGAATCCAACAGCATCACCTTCATTCAGTATCAGGCGGGTGCTATGGGCGGCAACTTCCAGAAAGCACGGCGCACAGTGTATTTCACGCTTCCGCTTGGTAAAGGCAGCTGTGACCTATGGGAACAGTCAAAGAAGCGGACGCACAGGATTGGTCAGGATCAGACATGTTTTTATTACTATCCGCTGGTACAGAACAGTATTGAAGTAAAGAACCTAAAAGCATTGAAGGAAGGAAGGGATTTAACAGATGACTTATTCAAGAATTAGGGTGAAAAGGCGGCTGAAGTTTCAGTTCTTTGTGTTCATCGTTTGCATGATCGTGTTTATGATCGGTTTCCTTTGCGGTAAGTCTGCCGCCGGAACCACGGACGTGCCGTCACAGGCTGATGCGCTGGAAGTTGAACCGCCGCCGTTCTTCATCCAGATAGAAAGCGAAACGGAATCCAACACACACAACGCGTTGGAAACGTTGGAAGAAACCGCCGCTGAACCGGAACGGGAAACGTTCAACCTTTATGAACACATTGCAATGGAAATGACTTCAGAAGAATTCAGGCTGCTTGGTCTGATTCTTGCAATGGAAGCACAGGATGAACCGTATGACGGTCAGAAAGCCGTGGTTGAAGTCATATTTAACCGGGTGCTGTCACCTGATTTCCCTGACACGGTGTATGACGTGCTGTCACAGAAAAATCAGTTTGCAACGTGGGAGTATCGGAACAAACCATATAACACACCAAACCAGACACAGACGGATGCCATTGCGGAAGTGATTGCAAACGGCAACCAGAACACTATTCTGCCGGAAGGTTATGTGTTCTTCAGCCGTGGCAAGGTAAACGGAACCGATTTTATCAAGATTGGCAACCATCAGTTTTCAAGGGCAAGGAAGAAATCATGAAATTATCGTATGTGGTCAGCAAAGAAAAAGGCGGTCAGTATTACTGTCACATGGCTGGTTATCCGTATGTTCCGGTCATGGGGTCATTCGGTAACAAGAAACACGCGCTGAAATGTGCGGCTGATTCAATGGGACTGCCGCTGAAGGAATACATGAAGTTGCGGAAGACCGTAAAAGTCAGTGATTTAGAGGTGGACGGTTATGGCTGATGAAAAGAATTTTGAAAACCGGGTGAAGAAATTCCTTCATGCTGAAGGATGCTGGTTCATCAAGTATTGGGGCGGTGGATCATACACAAAAGCCGGGATTCCTGACCTGTTGGTGTGCTGCCGTGGGCGCTTCATCGGGGTTGAACTGAAGGGTAAGACCGGCAGACCGGCAGAATTGCAGCTGTACAGCTTGCGGAAACTGGATGAAGCCGGGGGTGTGGGTATACTGCTTTACCCGGATGACATCAACATCTTCGCGGCGCTGATTCACAAGCTGACGCTGTATGAGCGCATTTCACCCGCTGATTTACCGGAATATGAGCATTTCAGAAAGGTGCGTAAGGAATGGGAACAGAAACTTTCAGTCAGCGTACATCTGAACAGTTTGAACTATGGGTGAAAAGCTGTGAAGAATTCCATACGGAAGTGAAGCGGCTGGAAGGTGAAGCTGACACGGCAATGTATGTGACCACCACGCCGTATGAACAAGGCGGTCACACCTACTATAAAGCGCCGGTATACCACGTGTGGATTGATGGCAAGGAACTTATTGCAACCACCTTCATGTATGAAGCGGTCGCAATCTGGAATAAACACAAGGAAAGGATGAACAAAACTATGGCAACAAAGAAAAAGGCTGAAACCGTTGCAGCGGAACAGACACAGGAAGTTAAGCATGACGTGAAAGGCACGATTGTGGAAGCCCTGAAGCGCACAAAGCGTGAAGGTGTGGACATTCTGTGTGACTACCTTGAACAGATCGGGTTTTTCACAGCCCCGGCATCAGGCGCAAACCATAGCAATGGTGAAGGTGGGCTTGCGGAACACAGCCTGAACGTCATGTTCACGGCTGAAAAGATTGGCGTGGCGCTGTATGGCGGTGCTGATTACAACAAGATTCATGATTCAGTGGTTATCGCGGCGCTGCTTCACGATGTGGGCAAGTGCGGTGACCGTGGAAAGCAGATGTACATTCCCAACGTGCTGAAGTCCGGCAAGGTGTCTGAAGCAAAGCCGTGGAAGCACAACAAGGAACTGCTTGACCCGGATGACCACGCGGTTAGGTCACTGGAAATCATCAACCGCTTCATTGACCTGACGGAAGAAGAAAGACACGCCGTCAGATTCCATGACGGGCTGTATGTGACCGCCAATTATGGCATCAAGGGACATGAAACGCCGCTGTACCTGATTATTCACATGGCTGACATGTGGTCATCCCACGTGATTGAAGGCGGCACACAGGAAGGTGGTGAAACAGATGGTGAATGAAAACAAGGGCAAGGTGTACAAGCCGGTTCCCGTCTACAACAGGCGGCTTGTGCGTGAAGTCATGCGAAACCAGTGCGCTGCAAAGTTCGGACACAGCAACGTCAGCGCACAGATGGCGGCAAACTTTGAAAGATTAAGAAAGGACAGGGTGAAATAAATGGCACAGAAACTTTTGATTATGGGTGAATCTGGAACAGGGAAATCAACGTCACTTCGGAACTGTGACCCGGCAAAGACCGCCGTGGTCAACCCGGTTGGGAAAGCGCTGCCGTTCAAGGGTTCAGGCAAGTTCACCATGCTGAACAGCGTGACGGATTCCAGAAGCATCACAAAGTTCATGAAAGAACAGGCAGCTGCCGGAAAGAAGCTGATTGTGGTTGATGACGTCCAGTATATCCTTGCTGTTCCGTACATGAACCGTATCAAAGAATCAGGATGGGACAAGTACAACGATTTTGGCGCAAACTATTTTGACATCATTGAAGTCTGCAAGGAAATCCCGGAAGACGTGGTTGTTGCCTATATGACCCATCTGGAAACGCTTGACAACGGACTGACCACGGTGAAGCTGATTGGTAAGCTGCTTCGTGAAAAGATCACCATTGAAGGACTGTTTACGGTGGTGCTTCGTACTTCCGTCAGTGAAGGAAAATACTACTTCCTGACACAGAACAGCGGCAAGGACACTGTGAAGTCACCTTTGGGCATGTTCCCCACATACGCCATTGACAATGACCTGAATTATGTGGCTAACAAGATCCGCAATTATTATGAAGTCGGTGACTTCAAGTCTGATGCTGAAATGGAAGCTGAAGACGCGGCTGCATCTGCCGCACAGGTTGAAAAACCGGCTGAAAGCGGCAGACGTTCCCGGTCAAAGAAGAAGAAGGACACGGTTGCGGAAGTGGACACGGGAACCGGCGCAATAGTCGGTGACCCGCCACAGGAAAAGACCCGTGAACAGATCATTGCTGACAACAAGGCAAAGGTTGATGCATACACACACGCACAGATGGACGCGGTTGCTGAAATTGCCGGTGACCGGGACAGTGTACCGTTTGAAGAAGCTGAAAAGGCAATGGACGCTGTACCAGCGCCGGAACTGGAACCCGTGCCGCGCCGAACACGCCGTGAACGTGCCGTCACGCCGCCGGAACCGTCCAACATCTGTGAAGTGGATACCTATTTTTACATCCCGGCAACAGACAACTATGTGAAGAAACACGCCGGTGACCCCATCCCGGACGGCGCACAGGTGATTTCTGAACAGGAATTTGGTGAAGGAATCAAGCGCATTGCACAGGAAGGTCAGAACCCGGTGGAAGGTGCTATGAACCCGCCGGAACAGCGTGTCAGAACCAGACGTGTAAGAAATGTCTAACAAGTGAAAGGAAGGTAATAAAACATGGCTATTGATTTCAGCGCATTCAAGGAAACTCTGAACACAAAGCAGATTGAACAGATGGAAAAGGACTATGTTGCCGGTAACGGTCAGTTTACGGACGTTCCTTCCGGGACATACCCGGTTGAAGTGGTAAAGATGGAAGTTAGCCACGTGACCGGCGGCAAGTTCGGTGATTTTGACCGGCTGAACATTGATTTCAAGATCACGGACGGTGACCACAAGGGTCAGCACATCTTCTATAACGGAACCTTCAACAACAAGATTGATTCCGGTTACCGGGCATCCGCACAGCTGTTGTCACAGATGACGGACGGTGAAGTTGATGAAAACAGCATCCTTTATAACCTGACACAGGATTTGTCCGTTGCAGCTGACTACGTGATTGACCTGTTTCAGGCGATTCAGGGAAAGCTGTGCTATGACCTGAATTACACGGTTCAGGAACAGACCAAAATCAACCCGGCAACCAACCAGCCGTATAAGGCAAACCGGTGGTTCAGCATTGAAGAAGTCTATGACATGTAAGTGATTCGGCGCGGCGGTCGGTCAGATCGGGCTGACCGCCGTGTTTCTGAAGGGCGGTGACGGCGTGATATTTTATGATTTTGAAGTTTTCAAATACGATTGGCTGACGGTCGGCATTGACCCTATCAAGGAAGAAAAGCACGTGATTGTCAATGACCCTGAAAGGCTGAAAGCACTTTATGAAGCCAACAGCAAAGGCATTTGGGTGGGCTTCAACAACAAGCACTATGACCAATACATTTTCAAGGGCATCCTGTTGGGGATGAATCCCAAAGAAATAAATGATTACATCATTGTTCTTGGCGGTGAAGGGTGGCAATTCAGTAGTGCTTTCAATCAGATACCCATGATTAACTATGATGTCATGCCAAACCCGCCGGTTGGACTGAAGACCCTTGAAGCGTTCCTTGGTTCGGACATCCGGGAAACGGAAGTGCCTTTTGACATTGACAGGAAGCTGACCCCGGAAGAAATTGAACAAACCATCTTCTATTGCACCCATGATGTGGAAGAAACCATAAAGGTGTTCATGGAAAAGATAGATGATTTCAACGCTATGCAAGGCATTGTTCAGGCGTTCCCGGATCAGGTGAACCTTTCCAACATCGGTGATTCTGAAGCCCGGATTACGGCGCGTGTGCTGGGTTGTCAGCGGCAGAAGTACACGGATGAATTTGATTTCTTTTTCCTTCCGTGCTTGCGGATCAAAAAGTATAAGCATGTGGTGGAATGGTTCGCACAGAAGCGGACGGAAATGCAGTACACCATGCAGCCGATTTATGACATGCGTGACCGTGGGATTGCGGTTGATGACTTCCAGATAAAAAGGGATTTTTACAACCAGTCTTTGACCGTGGACGTTGCCGGTATCCCGCACACCTTTGGTTTTGGCGGTCTTCACGGTGCGGCTGCAACGCCGGTTCATTATGAAGGGGCTATATACCACGTTGATGTGAATAACTACTATCCTTCCATGCTGCTTGCGTGGGACTTGGTAACCAGATCGGCAACCAACACGAATTATGACAAGGTGTACCAGACCCGGAAAGCCCTGAAGCTGAAACAACAGGCGGCACAGGACAAGGCTGAAAAGAAGCATTGGAAAAAGGCACAGCTGCCGTATAAGAAGATGCTGAACGCCTTGTCAGGGGCAATGAAGGACGCAACCAACCCGGCATATGACCCACGGAACAATAACTGTATGTGCATCAACGGTCAGCTTATGCTGCTTGACCTGATTGAACATCTGGAAGCCATACCCGGATTCATCCTGATTCAGTCAAACACGGACGGACTGATTGTCAAAGTCCCAAACACTGATGAAGCGTTCCGGCAGCTGGATGACATCTGTTATGAATGGGAATGCCGTTGCAGCACGGACAAGTGTGAAATACTGCTTGCGCTGGACTGCATAGCAAAGATTTATCAGAAGGACGTGAACAATTACCTTTGGGTGGACATTGACGGCGGTATTGAACGGTGCGGTGACTATGTGAAGGAAACCAGCCGGACGGACAATGATTTGCCCATAGTCAGGAATGCGCTTGTTGAATACATGGCGCACGGTGTGCCGGTTGAAAAGACCATCAATGAATGTGAAGACCTGATTCAGTTTCAGAAGGTGGTCAAGTTGTCAGACAATTACAAGTGGGTGGAACATGAACAGTGTGAACCCGTCCGGCGGCAGAAGGGTGTCAGGGTCATCAAGTATTGGTATGAATACCCGGAAACGCACAGGTACACATATAAGTCATACCGGGTGTTTGCTTCCAATGACCTTCATGACGGGCGGCTGCTTCGTGCCGGTGGCAAGCGCGGAAAGCCTGAAAAGTTCGGCAATACCCCGGATCACTGCAAGGTGGTGAATGAAAAAATGGACGGGGTAAAGGTTCCGGCATGGCTTGACCGTGGATGGTACATAGATATGGTGAAAAAACGCTTAAAGGCGTTCGGGGTGAGTGTATGACAGATGAAATTAAATTTTCATGGAACCATGAAAGCAAGGGTGAAATGACGGTGCATCTGGATCAGTTTTTTAAAGACTGTACAGCGGCACAGTTCAAGAAACTGGTTAAGTGCGTCAGGGAAAGTGAACAGGTTGATGAAGTCATTGAACAGATTCAGGCATACTTTGAAGAATTCAATGATGACTACAAACCGAAACAGAAGGAAGCAGCAAACATCTATGTGGCGCTGGAAAGCAAAGTGAACCTTGCCAAACGGCAGAAGGATGAACTTGTTGCTTACATCATCAAGCTGAAAGCCTACAGAAAGAAGCTGAAGCGCAACAACCCGCAATGGGCGGTCATAGGCAATCAGCTGGAACAGCGCAATGAAGAATTGAAAGAATTTAAGGAAGAACTGAACCGCATGAAGCGTGAAATGCGTGATGCTAAGAATGATTTTGAATCCCGGAAACGGATGAAAGACAGAATTGACCGCTTCGCGGTGCTGTTGTAACCGTGGGGGGGGTAACACCCATGACAACACTGTATAAAGGTTATATCAGAACTAAAGATAAAAGAAGCATGGAAACCCTTAGAGGGCGTACACAGTTCAGTACCCTTGAACAGGTGCAAGGTTATGACGGTTATGCCGGGATGCTTGCTGATGACACCATCCTGATTGACGTAGATGACGGTGAACAGGCTGAAAAACTGATGAACATTGTTGAACAGCTTCAGCTGAACTGCCGCGTCTACCAGACCACACGCGGAAAGCACTTCCTGTTTAAGAACAAGACCGGCGCGGTCACCCGGAACAGGACGCACGTTCCGCTTGCGGTCGGTCTGACGGCTGACATTAAGCTGGGATCAAAAACCAGCTATGAAGTCATCAAGATTGGCGGCGTGGAACGCTTCATAGAATGGGACATTGAACCGGGTGCGGAATATCAGGAACTTCCAAAGTGGTTGATTCCGGTCAAGACATCCGCTGATTTTGTGGATATGGAAGCCGGGGACGGACGGAATGACGCGCTGTTTAAGTACATTTTAACCCTGACCGGCAACGGCATGACGGTGGAAGAAACCCGTGAATGCATCCGGCTGATGAACCAATATGTGCTGAAGGAACCGCTTGAAGAATCTGAACTTGAAACCATTCTTAGGGATGACGCGTTTCAAAAGCCGGTGTTCTTCATCGGCAGCACCTTCCAGTTTGACAAGTTCGCACACTGGATGAAGCAGAACAGTCATGTGGTGAAGATCAATGACCAGCTGCATATATACCGTGACGGCGTGTATGATTCAGACCCGGAACGGATTGAAGCTGAAATGATTCAGACCATCCCATTCTTAAAGCAGACACAGCGCAATGAAGTCATGAAGTATTTACGGCTGATTGCTGATGAACTGCAACCGTCAGATGCGCGGTACATCGGATTCAGGAACGGTGTGCTGGACATCACAACCGGAACCATGCAGCCATACAGCCCGGAAACGGTGCTGACCAACCTGATACCGTGGGACTATGTGCCGGATGCGTACTGTGAACTTGCTGACAAAACGCTGAACAAGCTTGCTTGCGGTGATGAAGCAATCCGGTCACTTCTGGAAGAATGCATTGGATACTGCTTTTACCGCCGCAACGAATTGGGCAAGGCGTTCATTCTGACAGGTGACCGGGCAAACGGCAAGTCAACGTTCCTTGACATGGTGAAGAATGTGCTTGGTGAACGGAACATTGCCGCGCTTGACCTGAAGGAACTTGGTGACCGCTTCAACACAGCAATGATTTTTGGAAAGCTTGCCAACATCGGTGATGACATCGGTGATGATTTCTTGCAAGGGTCACAGGTGGCAATGTTCAAGAAGGTGGCAACCGGCAACCGGATCAAGGGTGAATACAAGGGCATGACCCCGTTTGAATTCAACCCGTATGTCAAGATGCTGTTCAGCGCCAACGATATACCCCGGATGCGGGACAAGACCGGCGCTGTACTTAGGCGGTTGGTCATCATCCCGTTCAACCACACCTTCAGCAAGGCTGACCCGGACTATGACGCAATGATTAAGTATAAGCTTGTGGAACAGGACGCGGCAGAATACCTGATAAGGCTTGGTGTTGCCGGGTTGCAGCGCGTCATTGAAAATCAGGAATTCACACAGTCAGGTAAGGTTCAGGAACAGCTTGATGAATATGAAGAAGAAAACAACCCGCTGGTTGGGTTCCTGAAGGAAAATGAAGCCGGAACCATCCTGAATCAGCCAACGGCTGAAGTGTACCGGCGGTATCAGATATTCTGTGCTGACAACGGTATGCAGCCAATGTCAAACACGGTGTTCAGCAAGCAGCTGAACAAAAGAACCGGCTTCAGGTCGGTTCAGCGGAAAGTGAACGGCAAGAACTTGAAAGTGTTCATAAGGGGGTAAGCATGAAGTGGTTGAAGAATGAACCGGTTCTGTTGGTGAAGGTGAACCGGGAAACAAAAGAAAACCTTAGTAGGTTCACGATTCATCTTGACTGGAAGGGTGTACTGAAGCTCTTGGTTCACAGAAAGATTATTGTGGTGGTGGCGCATTACCCTATTACCATGAAGGGGAAAATGAAAGCTACACCCAACAGGGACGGAACATATACCTTCAATGTGGAAGCAGAAAGCGGTGGTCAGGATGGATGATTTGCGGAAGAACGGTGAAGGGTATCAAGACCCGACAGCGTACAAGGGTATGCAGACAACGGTTGACCTTGAAGGAAAGGTTGCGTTCCTGATTAAGGTACTGAAGTTCATCATACGTCAGTCAGGGTTTGAACTGGTTGGACGGATTCAGCTGAAGGACAGGGAAACAGGAAGGGTGTTCAAATGATGGATTTATACAGAATGCTGGAACAGAACGCCAAAGTGATGGGCGTGGAAAATGTACTGACACAGTGCATGGAAGAATGCGCTGAACTGATTCAGGCGTGTAACAAGCTGCTTCGTGCATCCGGCAAGGGTCAGCCAACGGACACGGAACCGGGTGAAGCGCTGACAAACCTGATGGAAGAAACCGTTGACGTGTCAATCATGATGGCTGAACTGTCATACCTTTTGTGTTTTGACAAAGGCTTGGTTGACGCGGTGATGCTGGAAAAGATCATGAGAACAAACAAAAAGCTGTTCAGGAAGGAGTAAACAAGATGATTAAAGTTGAACTTGGTGAAGTGTGGGGATGGAAACATGCACTTAGGGGAATGCGGAACCCTATGAATTCATGGGATCGGTCAGACAGTGACCCGGATATTTTCAAGATCGGAAAGAATGACCGTGACCTGATGCGCCGTCTGTATAACGGCGGCGCGGTTCACAGGAAGTATTTACGTCAGGTGTTCGTGTCATGTGACATCACAGCGCCGCTGTACTGGTGGAAGGAATTTGACACCTACAAGGTTGGAACCGTGGCAAACAGTTGCAGCACCATGCACAAGATTCATGCAAAGCCCTTTGAACCGGATGACTTCAGCCATGACCACATGACAGATGCACATTGCTATCAGCTGTTGCTGGACATCATTGATTCACTGAATGAACACAGAGAAGCATATAACACTGAAACTGATGCGGCTATTAAGAAAGTTCATTGGTGGCAGATGATTCAGCTGCTGCCGTCATCCTACAACCAGAAGCGCACGGTTACCTTCAGCTATGAAAACGCCGTGACCATGATTGAGCAGCGTTCCGGTCATAAGCTGGATGAATGGAATGAATTTGTGGACATGCTGAAGCATCTGCCGCTTATGTTCATACTGTTGAACCAGAAGGACGGTGACAGGGATGAATGAACAGTGTGCAACATGCAGACACAGGAACAAAACACCCTTTGACCATCCGTGCAATACTGGAATCTATCAGCTGATGCGGTCAGGGCGCTGCTTCCAGTACAGAATTTCGGTGGTGACGTGGTTGAAACGGTGGTTTGGTAGACGTAGGTAGACGGTGGTAGCGGTTGCGGTAGCGGTAAAAAATCCTTATTTTATGCGGTTGGTAGACGTGGTAGACGGTAAATCATAAGTTCTTAATAATATAGTTTTTGTAATTAGTATTATTAAGAAAATGAGATATAAAAAGAATAATATATAGTAGTATAGGGCTACTAACGTCTACCACGTCTACCTTGAAGCCGCAAACCCGCATGAAATAAGGCTGAAACAGGGTAGCGGCAAAAATTTTTTAACGTCTACCTTACAGCTACCTAACGTCTACCATGTTCCCGGTGGGGGGGGTAAGAAAGAATGACGGAATTTACTGCAAAGGAATATTTAGAACAGCTGAAAGCCATTGACGTGCGGATACAGCAAGACCTTGAACGACTTGAAGAACTGAAGTACAGCGCGTCAGGGCAAAGGGCTATAACGTATGATTCGGATAAGGTTCAGGTGTCACCATCTGACCGGTTAGGCGCTGCCGTTGCCCGGTACGTTGATTTAGATGAGAAGATCAACGCTGAAATAGACAGGTTTGTTGACTTGAAGAACCATGTGATTGAACAGATTCAAGGGTTAGATGACCCGGCGTATATCCAGATTCTTTTTAAGGTGTATGTGCAGTATAAGACGCTGAAAGAATCCGCGCCGGAAGTCGGGTATTCTTACAGTACCATTTTGCTGAAGCACGGTGAAGCCCTTGAAGCGTTTTCTGAAAAGTATGCGCCGCTGGGTTATCTTAAGTGATGATTGTTGTTCATCATAGTTCATCATTGTTGCAAATATGTGTGCAATCGTGTAGTGTTAAAGTTGATATAAAAACAAAGTTTTTATATCAATCTGAAGGAACAGCTTATGTCTGCCGCCGGATTGGTGGCATCCTCCCACCTTCCGGCGGCGTTTCGTTGTGGGGAAATCTACAGAAAGGGGTGCGGAATGACTGAAAAACAAAAAAGATTTGTTGAAGAATATCTGATTGATTTGAATGCGACACAAGCAGCCATTCGTGCCGGTTTTTCTGTAAAGACTGCGAATGAACAAGGTTCAAGGATGTTAGCGAATGTTAGCATTCAGACCGCAATTTCAAAGGCTATGGCTGAACGGTCAAAACGTACCGGGGTCAATCAGGATCGCATTGTTTTGGAATTGGCAAAAATTGCCTTTGTGAATGCGGGTGACGTTATCAACATGGATGAAGCAACGGTGAAAGAAGACGCTGCTACTGATGACGTGGCTGCAATTCAATCTGTCCGTGTGAAGACATTCCCAACCAAAGACGGTGACGGCATTGAACGTGAAGTGAAACTTGAACCGAAACTGAAAGCCCTTGAACTGCTTGGTAAACACTTAGGTATGTGGAATGACAAACTTGATGTCAATGTCAATATTCCGGTGGTGATTTCCGGTGAAGAACAACTTGCGGATTAGCAGTCAATATGTCTTTGATTATCAGCGGCATCTTTACCTTCCAGAATCACAACGTATTGGAACGCGTAACCGTATAGACATCAACCTTGCTGATTATGTGGGCAAGGGTTACGGTTCATTTTGGCGGTTCAAAGGACGTTACCGGGTGTGTAAGGGTTCCCGTGCTTCAAAGAAGTCAAAGACAATGGCGCTTTGGATCATCGTGAACATGATGAAGTACCCGGAAGCCAACACGCTGGTTGTGCGTAAGGTCTTCCGAACGTTGAAGGATTCCTGTTTTACTGACCTGAAGTGGGCAATTCACAGGCTTCAGGTTGACGCATGGTGGGATGCAAAAGAAAGCCCGTTGGAAATCACCTATAAACCAACCGGTCAGAAAATCCTGTTCCGGGGACTGGATGACCCGTTAAAAGTCACATCCATCACGGTTGAACACGGTGCGCTGTGCTGGATGTGGATTGAAGAAGCATATGAAATCAGTCATGAATCTGATTTTGACATGCTTGATGAATCCATCCGTGGTGAAGTCCCTGACGGGCTGTTCAAGCAGATCACCATGACCTTCAACCCGTGGAATGAACACCATTGGATAAAGGCGCGGTTCTTTGACCGGACTGACCCTGACATCATGGCGCTGACCACCAATTACACATGTAATGAATGGCTGGATGATGCTGACCGCCGGGTGTTTGAAACCATGAAAGAACAGAACCCACGGCGTTACCGCGTTGCCGGTCTTGGTGAGTGGGGCATTGTTGAAGGTCTGATTTATGAAAATTGGGAAGAAAAGCTGTTTGACATTGATGAAGTCAAAAAGGTTGCCAAAACCCGGTTTGGTCTGGACTTTGGTTATACCAATGACCCGTCAGCGCTGTATTGCGGCATGGTGGACATTCCCGGTAAAACCATTTGGGTCTTTGATGAAATGTATAAGCCCGGAATGAGCAATGAAGCCATATATGCGGAAGTTGCCCGGATGGGGTACGCAAAGGAACGGATCACGGCTGATTCCGCTGAACCGAAAAGCATTGACCGCTTGCGTGACCTTGGTATGCAGCACATCAGGAAAGCACGGAAGGGACGCGATTCCATCAAGTACGGCATTGATTACCTTCAGGACTTCCACATTGTGGTTCATCCACGGTGCGTGAACTTCCTGACGGAAATCAGCAATTACACATGGGACACGGATTCAAAGACCGGCAAAAAGCTGAACGTGCCTATTGATGATTTCAACCACCTGATGGACGCTATGCGGTACGCGCATGAATCTGACAGCAAGGGTGAAACATTCAGTTTTGATTGATTAGAAACAAATTAGTAACAAAAACCGCCTGACAGAACCAGAACAGGCGGTTTTTGGTTTTGTTGTGCAATAAAACGTTAGGGGTGATAAAGACATGTTTCTTGATTATGCTATGCAAGACAGGGCAATCAGGATCATTCAGGAAGGGGGAAAGCCCCTGACTAATGAACGATTCATTGAACACGAAATCCGGCGTGTGAAGCAGTCCAAAGAATGGAACTGGATGCTGACCGGTGATGACTATTACCGTGGACGGCATGACGTTCTGAAGAAGGTCAGAACCGCCATAGGTGATGACGGCAACCTGATTGAAGTGAAGAACCTTCCGAACGCCAAACTGGTTGACAATGTGTATAAGCGCATGGTGAAGCAGAAAACCAATTATCTGCTGGGCAAGCCGTTCACGGTGGATTCTGATGATGACCTTTATACAGAAACGCTGACGTGGTTCTTTGACAAGGCATTCATGCGGAAGCTGAAAAGCGTGGGCAAAGACTGCCTGAATTGCGGTATTGGCTGGTTGTACTGCTATTATGATGAACAGGGTGAATTCCAGTTCAAGCGGTTCAGACCCTTTGAAATCATACCGGAATGGAAGGACGTTGACCACACGGAACTTGATTCCGTCATCCGGTTCTATGAAATAGACTATTATGACGGTCAGCGGGACACGAAAATCACAAAGGTGGAATACTACACGCCACAGGGCATTGATTTCTTCCAGATGGACAGGACGGACGGTCACATTGTGGCGGTTGAACCGTTCCACAGATCATATATGGAATTTGACGGTGTTGGCTATAATTGGGACAAGCTGCCGTTCATCCCGTTCAAGTACAATGATGAAGAACAGCCGCTGATTGTGAACTGCAAGTCACTTCAGGACGGTCTGAACCTGATTCTGTCAAACTTCGATGACAACATGAATGAAGACAGCCGGAACACCATTCTGGTGTTGGTGAATTATGACGGTGAAAACCTTGGTGAATTCCGGCGCAACCTTGCCACATATGGCGCGGTCAAGATCAGGTCAGCGGAAGGGGCAAGCGGTGACGTTCGTACACTTCAGGTGGAAGTGAATAGCGAAAACTACAAAGCCATTTCGTACATCTTCAAACGGGCAATCATTGAAAACTGCATGGGCTATGATGCGAAAGATGAACGTTTGGGTGGATCACCCAACCAGATGAACATTCAGAGCATGTACAATGATATTGACCTTGATGCGTCCGACATGGAAACAGAATTTCAGGCGGCGTTTGATACGCTGCTTTACTTCGTTGACCTTCACCTTCAGAACGCCGGTCAGGGTGACTTCAGCACGGTGGAAGCCCGGATTACGTTCAACACATCCATGCCGATGGATGAAACAGTTGTCATCCAGAACGCACAGAACAGCACCGGCATCATCAGCAAGCGGACAATTACCGCACATCATCCGTGGGTCACTGACCTTGACGCGGAACTTGAACAGCTGGAACAGGAAGAAGCTGAAGAACAGGAAAGGATTGCACAGCAATATGACCCGTTCGGCACAGGCGGCACAAACCCGGCTGAAGGAAATGAACCGCCGGAAGGTGACGGTGATGATGAATGAAACGGGACGCAAAATATTGGGCTGAACGGTTCAAGCTGATTGAACAGGCTGAACACAACCGTGGTACAGCTGCCGTTTCCGATATTGAAAAGCAGTACCGTGAAGCACAGCGGCAGCTTGAAGCAAAGCTTGATGCTTGGTATAGGCGCTTTGCACAGAACAATCAGGTCAGCATGACGGAAGCCAAAAAGATGCTTGCGGGACGTGACCTGAAAGAATTCAAGTGGGATGTCAATGATTATATCCGATATGGTGAAGAAAATGCCCTGAATGGCCAGTGGGTGAAGGAACTGGAAAACGCTTCAGCGCGTGTCCACATTTCCCGGCTGGAAGCTATGAAGATTCAGATGCAGCAACAGGTTGAAGTGCTGTTTGGCGGTCAGCTGGACACCATTGACGCGGCTATGCGCGGCATCTACCTTGACGGCTATTACCGGACGGCGTATGAAGTCCACAAGGGAATTGGTTTCGGTTGGGACTTTGGGACGCTGGATCAGCGCCGGATTGATAAGATCATCAATAAACCGTGGGCGCAAGACGGACGGAACTTTTCTGACCGGGTATGGTCGAACAAGCAGAAGCTTGTGAATGAACTGAACACCACGCTGACACAGAACATTGTGTTGGGACAAGACCCGCAAAAGGCTATTGACGTGATGGCAAAGCGGCTGAACGTGTCAAAGCACAATGCCGGACGCTTGGTCATGACTGAACAGGCGGCGTTCTGTTCAGCGGCACAGCATGACTGCTTCAAGGATTTGGACGTTGAAAAATATGAAATTGTGGCAACACTGGATTCACACACGTCAGAAATCTGTCAGGAAATGGACGGCAAACACTTCAAGATGTCCGAATGGGAAACCGGGATCACAGCGCCGCCGTTCCATGTTTGGTGTAGGTCAACCACGGTTCCCTATTTTGAAGATGACTTTGGTGAACTGGGTGAACGTGCTGCAAGGGGTGCGGATGGAAAGACATACATGGTTCCAGCCAATACCACATACAAAGAATGGTCAAAGGCATTCGTGGACGGTGACAAATCCGGTTTACAGCCGGTTCCTGATTCTGGTACAGTTAAAGATAAGCCTAAACCGAAACCCAAAGCGGAAGAATTGAAGGTTGATGCGTTCCCGGATGCATTCAGGGCAAAAACTGAACTGAAGAACACACAAGCTTTGGTTGACTTTGTGAACGGTTGTGAAGGTGCTGATGCCAATGTGGTGGCGCTTTACAACCAGATGGGCAATTTGGAAACCATTGAAAGTCAGGGGCTTCCGTTCAAGATTTCCCATGGTCAGAACCACGCCGTTACAACCACAGAAAGAATGTGGAACGGTGACTTGGTGGAAGTCAAGTTGACCATTCCAAAGCTTCAGGGTGACAATCTTGTTGGTCAGGTGAACACCACGCTGCATGAAGAAATGCACCTGATGGATTTATACGGCAGAACTGACTTGAAGAAACCCGGCAGTTGGTTCAGTACCAGCAGAACCAGCTTGGTGGATGTCTTCAAAGACACTTCTGATGAAATGAGTGATGAAGTCAAGAAGTTGTTTGAAGATCACCGGAAAGCCTATGAAGCAACGCGTCAGGCAATCAGTCAGAAGTATTACCAACAGACACAGGCGTTACGGGATTCATATTTTCCAAACGGTACATCAATCTTTTCTGACCTTTCCAAATACAGAAGGTATGAAAAGGAAGCTAAAAAGCTTCAGTCAGCAATGAACGCTGAAATTGATTATGAATGCAGAAACCTGATGGGTGGCGGTGTTGGAAACCTTGAAGATATTTATGACGCGCTTTCAGGTGGTAAGTTCCGTGACAGAAGCGTTGTGCTGTATGGTCATGGCTCCCGGTATTATGGTGACAGACAAAGCCGGATACATGAAACCATTGCAAACTATGCGGCATTGAGTATCACAAGACCTGACCTGATTGACATGTTACGGGCTGACAAACCGGAACTTGTGAAAGAACTGGACGCAACCATTGTTGAACTGCTTCAAAAAGCAAGGGGTACAAAATGACAGAACAGGAATTGATTGAAAAGAAGGTCAAGATTACGGACTTGCTGTTTCAGGTGGATTTTCCACCCGGTTTTGCACAGTTCTTTGATTTGGAATCTGATAATCTGCTTGATGAAAAGATTGAAGTGCTGGAAGCACTGAAGGAAGGAAAGCAGATTAAAGACATTCCAAAGTTTTATGATATTTTGGAACTGTACCCGGAAAAGGGTACGCATTGGGATTAAACAAAGCACCTGAACGGGTGCTTTTTTAATTGTCCTGACCCGGATGACGTAAAAAGCCGGTGACCAACTAATCAATGGGACGCAACCCCGTAAAAAGCGTAAGAAAGGACGGTAGGTAACTATGAAAAGAAAGTTTCTTGAAGACATGGGTGTGTTATCCGCTGAACAGATTGATTCCATCATGAAGGAAAACGGGAATGACATCAACGCGGCAAAGGCAGACGTGACCAGCATCACCACGGAACGTGACAACCTGAAGGAACAGCTGAAAGACCGGGATACACAGATTGAAAACCTGAAAAAGACTGCCGGTGACAACGCTGAACTGACCAAACAGATTGAACAGCTTCAGGCTGAAAACAAGGCTGCAAAAGTTGACGCGGCTGTGCAGCTTGCGCTGACCGTGGCAAAGGCAAAGAACGTCAAAGCCGTCCGTGCGCTTCTGGAAGGACTGGACAAGGCTGAATTTGCGGATGACGGTTCTATCAAGGGTCTGTCAGATCAGATTAAGAAGCTTCAGACCGCTGAAGACAGCAAGTTCCTGTTTGAAGAACCGGCGAAACCGGCAACACCTAAAGGTGCAACCCCGGCAGACGGCGCTGATGACAAGCCCACCACGATGACCAAAGCAGACTTCAGCAAACTTTCCACACAGGATCAGATGAACTATATCAAGGATCATCCGAACTGGCAGACGGAATTAAAGTAAAAATCACAAGAAAGGATGAATAAAGCTATGGCAACATATCTTAATTTTCCATATGACCCGGAATTATTTCTGTATAACTGGCAGAACGAAAAAGACCCCATCCTGACCGCAATGCTGGATTCCGGCGCGGTGCGTGAGGATGCAACCATCAAGGGGCTGATTCAGAACGGCAGTGATAACTACACCATCCCGTTCTATAAGACCATTGGTGGAACCCCGGAAAACTATGACGGTGCAACGGACATCACCATCACTGAAACTGAAGGTGGGTCGCAGAGTGGTATTGTTTACGGTCGCGCACACGCATGGGGCGCACGTGACTTTATCATTGATTATAACAGCGGCGCTGACCCCATGAAGCAGATTACTTCACAGGTGGCAAAGTTCTGGGCAAAGCAGAAGCAGACCCGGCTTATCAACCTTGCTGAAGCAATCTTTGCTATCACTGGAACCGGTGACAATTATGATGCATGGGCAAAGCATGTTGTGGATATTACTTCCACGCCGCCGGTTTCGCACACTTCCAACAAGATCGCTGCAACCACCATTGGTGAAGCAATCCAGTACGCCGTTGGTGACGCGGCTGATGAATTTAGCCTTGCGGTCATGCATTCCAAAGTGGCAACCAACCTTGCCGGTCTGGAAATCCTTGAATACCGTAAGTATACTGATGCACAGGGCATTCAGCGGTTACTTCGTATTGCGGACATCAACGGCATGACCGTTGTCATTGATGACGGTTGCCCGGTGACCGGAACAGGTTCCAGCACTAAGTACACCACCTATCTGTTCGGCAATGGTGCGTTCCTGACCGCCCCGGCGAACTGTGACAAGCCGGTTGAAAGCGGACGTGACCCGCTGAAGTATGGTGGTCGTGAGTATCTGGTTACCCGTCTTCGTGAAACCATCCATCCGAACGGCTTCAGCTTCACTAAGCCGGTTGGCTATGCTGGTTCCCCGTCTGAAGCACAGCTTGCTGCAACGGCGAACTGGGACATCATTGCCAACGCAAAGAACATTGCTATGGTCAAGCTTGTTTCTAAGGGGTGATAACGATGGCTGACAGGGAACTTACAGTTTTCACGCCTGAAAACGTGACCGCACGTCTTGCGTCTTTTGGCTATACCGTTACGGAATCGGATGCGTTCGCGCTTGATTTCTGCATGGAAAAGGTCAGAAGCACCATCAAGAATGAAGTGAACTGGACGGACGTTCCTGAAGGTCTGGAACACTTTGCGGTTGACATGGCGTGTGGTGAATTCCTGAACGCTAAACTGACCTTTGCGCCCGGTGACTTATCCGGGCTTGACCTTGACACAGCTGTGAAACAGATCACTGACGGTGACACCACAACGGTGTTTGCCGTTGGTGATGGTTCACAGACCCCTGAACAAAGACTGAATTCTTTTATCAATTACCTTCTATCTTACGGAAAGGAACAGTATTCCTGTTTCAGGCGTTTGAGATGGTAAGCGCGGCAGTGCTTGCTGCAAGACAGGCGGCAAGGGCAATTCATGAAGCCAATCATTATGACGGGCTGTTTACTGTCAGTGTTTATCAGAAGGTAAAAGATCAAGTCACAGGGTTGACCACACAGGGGGAACAGGCTGTTCCGGGGTTAGTTGACATTCCCTGTCATCTATCCATTGAAAGCAAGACGGCGGCAGCACAGTCAGCATCAGCGGCTTCCGTGGTACAGACCACAAAGCTGTTCACGCAGCCGGATGTGACTATCAATCCGGGATCAAAGATCACGGTAACGCAAGCCGGGGTGACCAAAGCATATAAAAGCAGCGGCATCCCGGCGGTGTATGTGTCACATCAGGAAATTGTGCTTGATGTGTTTGACGGGTGGGCATAATGGCGCGGTTTGGCAAGTTTGACTTACGCGGCATGAAGGAATTGCAGAAGAATCTGCAAAAACTGCAAGACCCGGAACAGTTTGCTGAAGCGTGTGCAAAGGAACTTGCCGCACGTCTGCTTGCAAAGGTCATTAAAAGAACGCCGGTCGGGGATTACCCAAAAGAAACAGGTAAGAAAGGCGGCACACTTAGACGCGGATGGACTGCCGGAAAACAACAGTCTGCAATGGCTTATCTGGACACGCTGACGGTCAGGAAAGAAGGAAGTAAGTATGTGATTGAACTGGTAAACCCGGTTGAATACGCTTCCTATGTCGAATACGGACACAGGACACGCGGCGGTAAAGGATGGGTGAAGGGTCAATTCATGATGACCATATCAGAACAGGAAGTTGCCCGGATCGCGCCTAAAGTGCTGGAAGCAAAACTGAAAAAGTATTTAGGGGGTGCGTTTACATGATTGTGAATGACATCATTGCCGCAATCAGCATTGCCCTGAATGCGGAATTTAACCCGGATGGTGAAGAAGCACGGTATGAAGTGACGGCTGAAGAAATCAAGCAGAACCTTCAGGAACCGTGCTTTTACATTCAGTGCATCAATCCGGGACACACACAGTTCCTTGGTAGGCGGTACTTCCGTCAGCTGCCGTTTGTCATCCAGTATTTCCCGGAATCATCCACGGATTATGAAGCTGAATGCAACACGGTGGCTGAACGCCTGACGTGGTGTCTGGAATATGTCACATGTGTTGGTGATGACAAGCCTATCAGGGGTACACAGATGCATTCTGAAGTTGTTGACCGGGTGCTGAATTTCTTTGTTAACTATGACGGCTTTGTGCTGAAAGCGGATGACACGGAACTGATGGAAACCCTGACATCAACTTTGGACGTTGATTAAAGGATGGTGAAAACTATGGCTGACACAAAGAAAGAAGCAGCTGCAACCTTCAGCAAGGCACAGCTGCTTGCATCAAAGCGGTACGCAAACCGGCGTGACGCGCTGTATGCAATCCTTGCCGATGACAAGGAATACAGCCACGCTGATGTTGATAAGGCGCTTGAAGATTTTATGAAGAAGAAAGGATAAGGTGAAAAGCTATGGCTTTAGGCGGTGGAACTTTTCTGACAGAAAATAAGATTTTACCCGGCTATTACCTGAACGTGGTTTCACAGGCTGGCGCAACGGCTTCAATGGCTGAACGCGGCACTGTGACCGTTCCGCTTGAACTGGATTGGGGCGTTGATGACGCAATCTTTACCGTCACCAATGAGGATTTCCAGACCAACAGCCTGAAAATCTTTGGTTATGCTTATGATGATGACAAGATGAAAGGTCTTCGTGACCTGTTCAAGGGCGCTAAGACCCTTCACACCTATAAGTTGACCAGCCTTGCAGAAGGTGCTGCGAAAGCAACAAACACTTTTGCAACGGCAAAGTACAAAGGTACACGTGGCAATGACATCAAGATCAAGGTTGCCAAAAACGTGGACGATGACAGCAAGTGGGATGTTACCACGCTTATCAGCGTGGGCGGCGCGTTCATTGAAGTTGATGTTCAGACCGTTGCGGCGGCTTCCGGGCTTGTCAGCAATGACTATGTTGACTTCAAGACATCGGCAACGCTTGCGGCAAATGCCGGACTTGCCCTGACCGGCGGTGCAAATGGTGCGGTCAACAGCGCTGCATATCAGCGTTATTCTGACCTGATTTCCGGTTACAGCTTCAATGTCATGGGCATCCTGTCCACGGAAACCGCAATCAAGAATCTGTTCATCAGCATGGTCAACCGGATGCGTGATGAACGCGGCATCAAGTATCAGCTTGTGCTGCATAAGGCGGTTGACGCTTGCGCCCCTGATTACATGGGCGTGATTTCGGTTGAAAATGACATTGACAATACCAACGTTGATACTGGTTACCCGGTATCCGCTGCCGTGTATTGGGTTGCCGGTAAGGAAGCCGGTGCAAACGTGAATGAATCCATTCAGAACACTGTTTATGATGGTGAATTCACGATTTCCACGGACTATTCACAGACGGAACTTGAACAGGCGCTTGAAGCGGGTAAGTTCATCTTCCACAACAACAATAACAAGGTCTGTGTGCTGGAAGACATCAACACCTTCGTAACCGTCACTGACGTTATGGGTGAAGTGTTCAAGGACAACCAGACTATCCGTGTGATTGACCAGATTGCCATTGATGACGCAACAATCTTCAATGACAAGTACAATGGTCACGTTCCGAATGACAACCCCGGCAGAATCAGCCTTTGGGCTGACCTTGTGAAGATCAGACAGAACCTGAATGACCTTCGTGCCATTGAAAACTTCGTTGACACGGACGTTACCATTGCACAGGGTGATTCTAAGAAGTCTGTACGCGCCAACAGCGCAATTCAGGTGGTCAACACCATGTCCAAACTGTACATGACCGTTGTGGTTGTCTGATGAAAGGATGGTGGAATAAATGCCTAACAATGTGGTAATGAAAGCGCGTGATACCATTGCGGCAAAGCTTGCGGAATGCTTTATCACGATTGGTTCACGCCGGTACAACTTCATGCAGATGGTTGACATGGAAGTGAAGCTTGAGAAGACCAAAGCACAGGTTCCGCGTCTTGGTCACGCTATGGTGGGTCACAAGACTTGCGGTATGGAAGGTACGTTTTCCGGTACAGCCCATTACAACCAGTCTGTCATGCGTCAGCTGCTTGTGGACTACAAGAATACCGGTGAAGACACGTATTTTGAAATGCAGATCACGAACGATGACCCAACATCTGCCGCCGGACGGCAGACCGTGGTTCTGTATGACTGCAATACGGACGGCGGTATTCTTGCAAAGTTTGATGCAGATGGTGAATATCTGGATGAAGAGATTGAAGGAACCTTTGAGGACTTCAGCATCCCGGAAGGTTTCACCAATCTGACAGGATTTCTGACGAACTAAGCAAAATGCCCCTATCTGACTTTCATATAAGGTCATATAGGGGCTTTTTCCGCGTTAATGGATAATTGAAAGGATGGATAAAAAAAATGTCTAAATTTGCGCTTTTCATGAAGCAGAACAAAGAACAGAAAAACAATGAAAAATACGCGCCCACAACCACACTGAAGGATGAAAACGGAAAACCGGTTGAATGGGAATTCAGGCACATCACGTCAAAGGAAAATGACGCTTTGCGTGAAGCCGCAACCATTGAAGTACCCGTGACCGGCAAGCCCGGTGTATTCAGACCAAAGGTTATTGCTAATAAGTACATGGCATCCGTCATTGTGGCTGCAACCGTCTTTCCTGACCTTTTGGACGCGGAATTACAGGATTCTTACGGTGTGAACAAGCCGGAAGACCTTCTGTATGCACTGGTTGATGACGCGGGTGAATACCAGCAGTTTGGCGTGTGGATGCAGAAATTTCAGGGTTTCACAAAATCCTTTGATGAACAGGTGGAAGAAGCAAAAAACTAATTGAAGGTGACGGTGAAGATTGGGAAGCCAATTATGCATACTATGCGCTTCACAAGCTGCATATGCTGCCGTCACAGTTCCTTGCGCTTGAAGCACAGGAAAAGGCGTTTGTGTGCGCCGCCATTGACATCAAGCTGAAGCATGACAAGGAAGAAAAGAAGAAGATAGAAAGCAAGAGCAAAAGAAAGCATTAACCGGGAAAGGGGGTCAGAACATGGCTGGTATTCAGACAGGCATAGAACTGAATGATGAGTTCACACAGGTCATATACGGCTTGGTGAACGCCGTCACAGCTGCCGTGTCCGGCATGGAACAGTTACAACAGACCATGAACGCAAATGTGTCCACGGCTGGGATTGATTCTGTTCAGGACGGCGTGAACAATGCCGCCGCTGCCGTGGCTGAACTGATTGGTCTGATGGATCAGTTGCACAACACCAACCCATTACCGGAAACCCCAACACCCGCGCCGGTGTCCGCGCCGGATGACACGTCACAGACACGTGCGCCGCCGGATTGGTGGCATGACGGGTTAGAGGTCTTCACGGATACGGGAATTGAACGCTTTGAACAGGAAGTTCAGAGTACGGACGCATTGATTAACGGGCTGAATGAAAACCTTCAGCGCACGGCACAGACTGCCGCCGGACTGGATATTATGCCGGACGGCGCTGTTCAGGATATTCAGTCAGTTCAGGCAAGGCTTCAGGCGGTACAACAGCGGATTCAGATGATTGAAGCCAATCCCATGAACATGGGTGTTGATGCTGCAAATGACGGTCTTGAAGAATTGCGGTCACAGCTTTATCAGGCACAACAGGCACAGGAAGCGCTTGATGACGCGCTTGAAAACATGGATGTGCGCGGCGCAAATGAAGCGTACATTCAGCTGTCACAGACCGTAAGCCACACAGAACAGTACATCCGTGACAACGTTGATGAACAGGGGCGGTTCAATGCCGCCATTCAGGACGGAACCGGGATTGCCGCACAGCTTCAGCGCACCATTGCCGGTGTGGTCGGTGCGTTCGCTGGTATGGCTGGAATCCGTAAAGCGTGGGGATGGATTCAGGACACAACTGAAGCGTTCAACATCCAGCGGAATGCGGAAACACAGCTGATGACCGTGCTTGGAAACATGGTTGATTATGCTGAAGTTCCTGAATTTATCGTTGGAATTGATGACACCCTTGCCCTGTCGGAAGCCGGTGAACTGATAAGCACCATTGACGGCATGACGGTTGACATTACGCCGGAAATGAAAACTGACTATCTGCTTGACCAGTTTGACAGCATCACTGCAAAGGCATCAGAGATTCAAAGCCGTGGCATGTATGGTGATGAAGCTATGATTGCAGCCGCCGGTGAATTCGCAACGTACATGTCTGACGTTGAAGCAATCGGCACGATGATGGACACGCTGACCAACTATGCAGCCGGTATGTCAGGCGGCGGTGAGATTGACACCACCACAATGGTGGATTATGCCACGAATCTGGGCAAGATCATGACCGGCGCTTATGACGCGATGACCAAAAAGGGCTTTGAATTCACGGATGCCCAAAAAGCGGTTATTGACGGCAGCGCAACAGAACAGCAGTACATTGAAGCGCTGGGTGAAGAATACGTGAACATGTCGGAAGACATGCGGTCAGCAACGGTCATTGCAGACATCATCAATGAATCTTGGGCTGGACTGTATGAAACCATGTCCGACACGCCGCAAGGCAGAATTCAGCAGATGACCAACGCCTTTGGTGACATGAAAGAAGTCATTGGCAGTCAGCTGTACCCGTATGTGATGCTGTTTGTTGACAGCATTCTTGCAAATTCCGGTGTAATTCAAAGTGTGTTGGACGGCTTCACCACGGCATTACAGTTTGTCATGGGTGTGCTTGCCGGTCTGATGGATGTGGCGTTTCAGGTCGCGTCCGTCATCATTGATAATTGGTCAATCATTGAACCCATCGTCATGGGTGTTGCCGGTGCGCTGATGGTTTATTACGGCGCACAGCTTGCCGCAAATACCATTTCAGCTATTAGCACGGGTATTCATATGGCTATGGCGGCGGCACAGATGGCACACGCCGCAATGACCGGAACACTTACGGCGGCAACGGCGGCACAGATCGCGGCACAGGAAGGACTGAACGCGGCTATGTATGCAAGTCCTATTGTGTGGATCGTGATGCTTGTGATTGCCTTGGTTGCTGTACTATACGCAGCAGCGGCAGCGGTTGCACACTTCACCGGGATTGCCAATTCTGGGTTGGGTGTCATTGCCGGTGCAATCGGTGTGGTCATCGGATTCTTCCAACAGCTTTGGTCAGCAGCAGTTACTATTTTTCAGGCGTTGGGCGCGGCGGCTTCAGCGCTTGCCAACAACATGGTGGCGGCGTTCCATAACAGCATAGCAAACATTCAGAGTTTCTTTTATAACCTGTTGTCAACGGCTATGTCCGTCATCAGTCAGATTGCATCCGCGCTTTCAGCACTTCCGTTCGTGGAATTTGATGCTGCCGGTCTTGCTGGTATGGCTGGTGACTATGCGGCAAAAGCACAGGCGGCACAAGATTCCAAAATGGAATATCAGGACATTGGCGCTGCATTTCAGGAACAGATGGCTGGTTTTTCAGCATTTGAATCCGGGTGGGCGGCTGATTCCTTTGCAAAGGGTGCTGCCGTTGGTGACGGTATTGCTTCAAGTATTGGTGACGCACTGTCATTTGACAACATGTTTGGTACGGAATCACTTTCTGACATGGGTGACCTTGCAACAGCGGTTGCCGGTGGCGTTGGTTCCGGGCTTGATGCTTCCGGTGTTCCGGGCGCTGCCGGTGGTACGGCAGACAATACCGGCAAAATGGCACAGGAAATGTCAAAGACGGCTGAAGACCTGAAGTATTTGCGCGACATTGCCGAAATGGAAACCGTGAACCGTTACACGCTTGCGGAAGTAAATGTTGACATGTCGGGCATGAGCAACAATATAAACAACGGCATGGATTTGGACGGCGTTGTTAGCGGTCTGACGGATGCCGTCAATGAATCCATTGATAATATAACGGAAGGGGTGCATGAGTAAATGAGCAGAACAGGCTATGATGTGTACATTGGCAAGTGCTTGTTGCCGGTTGCACCTGAAAAAATTCAAGTCAAGATCAAGAACCAGAACAAGACGCTGAACCTGATAAATGAAGGTGAAGTGAACCTGTTGAAAACCGCCGGACTTACGGAAGTTGAATTTGAATTCATGATACCGCAAGTCCGGTATCCTTTTGCCGTTTACAAGTCCGGGTTTGTGGGTGCTTCCTACTTCCTGAATTTTCTGGAAAGGGCAAAGAAGGGTAAAAGAAAGGTTCAGTTCATCATCTGCCGCCGGACGGTTGGCGGCAAGAACCTGTTCAACACCAATCTGAAGGTCAGCGTTGAAGACTGGACGGTGATTGATGACGTAAAAGAAGGTTATGACGTAACAGTCAAGGTAAAGCTGAAACAGTACCGGGCATTTGGCACAAAGACCGTGACCATCAAGCAGCCGGAACCTGACACCACGGTTGCAGCGGAAGAACCGACACGGGAAACGGACAATTCCCCGGCACCCGCACAGCCGCAAACGTACACGGTTCAGAAGGGTGACTGTTTGTGGAAGATCGCAAAGCAGTTTTATGGGAACGGTTCAGAGTATCCAAAGATATTCAACGCCAACGGTGACCAGATCAGCAACCCCAACCTGATTTATCCGGGACAGGTCTTGACCATCCCGGCAGTATAAGGGGGGTGTTGGTTTGATTCAGCTTTTAATATCCCCGGCAGACGTTGGTGATACCGGCGGCACGGTTTATGAACCGGCTGTTCAGGACGGCGTTGAACTGACGCTGTACCGGAAAGGTTCACCCGGAAAGCTGACATTCAAGGCGGTCAATGACGGCATCCTGAAGTGTGAAGAAGGAAACGCGGTCAGGCTGACCGTTGATGGTACGCCGGTCTTTTATGGCTTCATCTTCAAAAAGAAGCATGACAAAAACGGAATCATTACCATCACGGCTTATGACCAAATACGGTATCTGAAGAACAAAGATACTTATGTGTATGAAGGAAAGACGGCGGCGCAATTCATTCAGATGATTGCGGATGACTTCAACCTTCAGGTTGGGACGCTGGAAGACACCAAATATGTCATTGCTTCACGGGTGGAAGAAAACACCACGCTGCTTGACATGATCGGCAACGCGCTGGACATGACGTTGCAGAACAACAAAGAAATGTATGTGCTGTATGACGATTTTGGAAAGCTGACCCTGAAAAGCCTTGAAAACATGCGCGTGGGGGATTCGGCAACCGGTCAATACCTGATGATGGATGAAGAAACGGGTGAAAACTTTGATTATGAATCATCCATTGATGACAACACATACAACAAGGTCAAACTGACCTATGACAATGACCAAACCGGAAAGCGTGACGTATATATCACACAGGACGGTACAAACATAAATAAATGGGGCATCCTACAGTATTTTGACACCATAAAGAAGGGTGAAAACGGTCAGGCAAAAGCTGACGCGCTTTTAAGTCTGTACAACCAGAAGACCCGGAAGCTGAAACTGACAAAGCAGTTTGGTGACTGCCGCGTCAGGGGCGGTTCCTTGGTTCTTGTGAAGCTGAACCTTGAAGATGTCAGCTTGCAGAACTTCATGCTGGTTGAACAGGTCAAACACACCTTCAACCACGGTGAACACTGGATGGATGTGACGTTAAGAGGGGGTGAATTTGTTGGCTGATGCAAACGAATTGGTAAATGCAATCAAAAAGGCGGCAAGTGATGCAATGGATGCCCGGAAACCGGTGAACGTGGTGATTGGTACGGTCACGGCATCCAATCCGCTGACCATTACCACGGAACAGCAAATGCCTTTGGGCAAAAGTCAGCTGATTCTGTCCCGGAACGTGACAAGTCACGCGGTGTCCGTCACCATTGATTGGGTGACCGGCAGCGGTGACGGTCACACCCATCCTGTTCAGGGAACCAAAACCATGACCATCAACAACGGGTTGGCTGTTGGTGACAAGGTTTGGATGATTCGTGAACAGGGCGGTCAGCGGTTCATAGTGGTTGACCGGGTGGTTGGGTTATGATTCCTTCAACTGCCGGATTCCTTCAACAGGATTTCACGGTCACGGAACAGCCAACCAAAACATACCGGATGGACATTCAGAATGAAGATTCGGTGAAAGGTTACACGGACGGGCTTGAAGCTATGCGGCAAGCCAACTATAAAATTTTGAACACTGAACGTTATGAATTCGTCATCTATCCGTGGTCATACGGCTTTGAAGTCAATGACCTGTTCGGGGAACCGGTCAGCTATGTCTGCCCGGAACTTGAACGCCGGATCACGGAAGCGCTGCTTACGGATACCCGGAACACGGAAGTGACGGATTTTGAATTTGACACATCCACGCGGCATGTGGTCAGGGCAAAGTTCACTGTTCACACCATCTTTGGTGATTATGAGGAAGAAAGGACGGTGAACATCTGATGTATGAATCAGCTACATATGACGTGATATTGCAGCGGATGCTTGACCGGGTATCTGACAAGCTGGACAAAAGACCGGGCGCGGTCATATGGGACACCCATTCACCCACGGCTATTGAATTTCAGGTCTTGTACATAGAACTGGATCAGATTTATAAAGAAACCTTTGGTGATACGGCATCCCGTGAATACCTGATTAAAAGGGCAAAAGAACGCGGTCTGTCACCTTATCCGGCATCAGCTGCCGTGTTACGCGGTGAATTCACACCTACAACCATTGATGTGCTTGGTAAGCGCTTCAACCGTGACAAGCTGAACTTTGTGGTCACGGCAAAGATTTCTGACGGCGTTTATCAGGTCACGTGTGAAACGCCGGGTGAAGTCGGCAACCAGTACCTTGGTTCACTGGTTCCGATTGATTACATTGACGGACTGGAAACGGCAACGCTGACGGAAGTTCTGATTCCGGGTGAAGATGAAGAAGATACGGAAGAATTCAGAACGCGGTATTACACGTCATTCAATGATTTGGCGTTCGGCGGCAACCTGACGGACTACAAGAACAAGGTGAAAGCCATATCAGGCGTTGGTGACGTGAAGGTTACGCGTGTCTGGAATTCGGACATACACCCGGCTGACATGATACCTTCCAGTGCGGTGCAAGCATGGTATGCGTCATACATCGTTGGTGTGGCTGACCCGGAAGTGAAAGCGTGGCTTCAGACGGTCTATGCAGCCGCGCTGAATAAGAAGCTGACCGTTGGCGGTACGGTTAAGCTGACCATTATTGCATCTGATTTCAGTGTTCCAACAAGCACGTTAGTTGACACGGTTCAGACCGCCATTGACCCGGAACAGAACGCCGGTGAAGGTCTTGGACTTGCACCCATCGGACACGTGGTCAATGTGGTGGCGGTGGAATCGGTCAGCATCAACGTCACGGTTCATATCACGTTCGGCAATGACTATTCATGGGATACCCTTGAAAATCCCGTCAGAAACGCCATTGCCGCTTATCTTCTGACCTTGCGTCAAAGCTGGGCTGATGAAGACAACACCATTGTCAGGGTGGCACAGATCGAAAACCGGATTCTTGGCATTACGGGCATCATTGATGTTTCTGATACCACAATCAACGGCAGCACGGAAAACCTGACTTTGGGACGTGATGAAGTGCCGGTGCTTGGTACGGTGACACCCACATGAGTGTAAGAGAAGTTGACCTTAATTCCTATTTACCGCCGTATTTAAAGGGATATAAGGAAATAGCAGAAACGCTGAAAGCGGAAGACCCGGAATTCAAACTGTTGTGGGAACAGGTTGACCGTCTTCTGAAGAACCAGTTCATTGAAGATGCAGATGAATACGGCATCAGCCGCCGTGAAGACATCATTGGTATTCTGCCGTCAAGTCAGGATACTTTGGAATCACGGCGGTCAAGGGTTCAAGCCCTTTGGTGGAATCCAACGCCGTACAGCATCCGGGCATTTGTGGCAAAGATTGCTGACCTGTGCAGTGAAAACGGGTATGACGTTGACAAGACCCGGCTTGAAGATTATTGGCTTGGTCTGACAACCCATCTGTCACGGTATGGTCAGGTGGACAATCTGAAACAGCTTGTTTTGGGAATGCCGCCGTGCAACATGGTTATTGATGTGGTCAATGACATCATCACACAGGTCTGTGCCGCAATCGTTTATGCCGGAACCGTGGTCACGGTCGGTGCAAAACAGCACATTGACAATGACGTGCATGATGAAGAAGACGTGTACATTAACCCCAAAGCACTGGTTGCGTCCGTGGGTGAGGTGTATGAAAACTGTGAAGGTAACTTTGGACGGGATACGCCGGTCACGTTGCCGGAACAGCCGCTTTCAGTCGCGTTTGGTGTCGGTGTGGATGACCATTGTGTGTTGTCGGAAGGTGGCAACCGGGATGAACCGTTGACAACACGGGAATCCTACGTTGCAACCGGCATCTTATGCTGCATGACCACAACACTGTACATGTAAGAAAGGGGGTTGTGAATAGATGGCAATATTTACACAGGGTGTGCTGACAAAAAAGGGGCAAGCCCTGATTGCAAAATGTGAAACAACCGGGGACGGGATCACCATTACAAAGGTCAAGACCGGTTCCGGCTTCCATGAAGACATCAGCGCGGAAGTCCTTGAACAGTATGACGCGCTGATTCATGAAGAACAGGAATTTGGGATTTCAGACCTTGCAACCATTGAAGGTAATGACAGTGTTGCGGTTATCACGGCGGTGCTGAACAACCGTGGACTGACGCAGCTGTATTACCTGAATGAACTTGGTGTGTATGCCAATGACCCGGATGAAGGTGAAATTCTTTACCTTCTGCTTGTCACGGAAACAAGCACCATGTACATGCCGCCGGAAAACAACAGCGGCATCAGTACCATCACGGAACGTATTTATGTGGAAGTCACGAACGCTTCCAGAACCACCATCTTCTATGATGGTGCGGTGGTATCGGCAACGGACTTTCTTGCCTTGCGTCAGATCGTGTATGCAATCCGGGAACATCTGACAGGCGGTACAGCCGGTCAGATGCTGATTAAGACCGGCGCGGCTGATTATGCCTATAAATGGGATGACAGCAACGTTATCACGGCGGCACGGGCTGATTTCCCGGAAACCGGGCGCGTGGGTGCGGTCTACATTGACACGGCATCTTCTGAAATCTATGTATGGACGGTGATTGACAGCGGAACCGGGGAAATGGGCTATTTCAAGCTGCCGTTGGGTGCGGAAGCATCTGAAACGCTTCAGGCACAGATTACCACAAACGCAAACAACATTGCGGCGCTGGTTACCCGGATGCTTGCGGTTGAAAAAGCTGTTCATGAAACGGTGGTGACGGTTCCTGTTTCCGGCTGGACACAGGGAACACAGAACGGTGTGACCGTGTTTAAGAATGAAATCACGGTTTCCGGTATGACGGCAAACACCAAAATCAATGTTTACCCGGTGACACAGGCAACCACCATTCCGAACATTGAAGCGGAAAAGAAAGCCGCCAACCTGTTTTGTGGGCGCGGCGTTGCGGACACTGCCGCCGGTAAGATCGTGCTGACCATTCCGCGTAAGAAACCGGCGGTCAGCTTTGGTCTTGGTTTCACGGGGGTGTAAGTCATGGCAAGGGCAAATATTCTTTACGGCGGCGGTGATGCCGTTGATTATGAGGAACTGACCGCAAAGAAAACAGATGTGCCTGAAGGACTGACATTCCTTGGTCATGATTCTGATGGTGACCCGGAAACGGGAACACTGCCGGACATGACCAACATGTACAGTGCGCCGGGGTATTCATCCAGCAGACCAAACGTTCCGATTCATCAAGCCATTTATGACGGCAGCACCACGGACACGGACGGCAACCAGAAGCTTGCGTTCCGGGTTCCGCACGGTGTTTATCCTAACCCGTCAGCGGCATCCGCTTATGTTGGGTGTCAGCCGGAAGACATCGGACTGACACCGGCACGGATTGCAAACGGTAAGAGTGTTGGCGGCGTAACCGGAACCTATGGTTCAGACGGTGACGCGACAGCGGCACAGATCCTGACCGGAAAGGTTGCTTACAACAAGAACGGACGTGTTGCCGGATCTATGGCGAACAGGGGAAAGGTCACACAGACCCTTGCCGCCGGTGAAAGCTATACCATCAACAACGGTTATTATGGTGATGGAAAAATCACGGCAAAAGACCTTGCGTCACAGACGGACGGCACAGCCACGGCAGCGGACATTATTACCGGGCTAATTGCATGGGTGAAGGGTAAAAAGATCACCGGAACCATGAAAAAGGCGGCGGCAAGTAAAAAGACCACGCTGACCAGTACGGACACCCGTGCGGTCATCCAGCAAACCAAAGCATCAAGCGGTGACGCAAGGGTGTGGGACGTGAAAAACGCTGACAACACAGAACGTCTTTGCATCCTGAACCCGGTTGAAGGTTTTTGGTCAGCATCAGACATCATTGGTGTTGCCATATCCACGGTTGCAAGCGTGATCGGACTGACGGCGGCAAAGCTGAAGAAGGGTGAAACCGTTGCCGGTCTGACCGGAACCTATTACGGCACAAAGGCTTGTATTAGCGCTTTTGCTGCATACGGTTTCAGGTGTTCAGAACCGGAAACGTCAAATGAAGCATCTTTTACCATGCCGGAAGACGGCATTGTGTATTACGGTGGTGCTTCAGCTTTCTATAACGCGTCCGGTAATGCAACACTTGAAATCTTTCTTGACGGTACAAGAAAAGATCACAGAAACGGCGGTGAAAATTTTTATTGGCGCAGTAACATGTTTGACAAATCCTTCACGGCTAAAAAGGGTCAGGTGGTTAAGGTCAAGGCAACTGCAACAAGCGGAACGGCAACCATGTGTTGCATTCAGGCGGTAATTGTTTATTAAGGTAACTGAACCCCGGTGAACAACCGGGGTTTTGAATTTCAAAAGAAAGAAGGGTAAAACAATGGCTGAATTTAAACAGGGTGTATTAACAACTAAAGCCTTACAGCTGATTGCAAATGCACAGGCTGGTTTGGTCAACATCCAGTTCACCAAATTCCAGATTGGTAATGGTGATTGGGGTTCCGCGCCTACTATGGCACAGCTTCAGGCGGCAACCGCTTTGAAGTCACAGCGTGGTGAGTATGCTATCACCCGCGCTGAATACGTGAATCCGGCAACCACAAAGCTGACGCTTGTGGCATCCAACCAGAACAACACAACGGGCGGTTTCTACATCACTGAAGTTGGTGTGTTCGCAAAGTGGACTGACGGAACGGATTTCCTTTATGCAATCTATGTCACGGAAACAGACAAAGCTGACTGGTTCCCGGCATACAACAGCATTACCCCGTCAAGCATCACCTACAGTGTACCCATCACGGTGGCAAACGCTACAGCGGTCACCATTGACACAGCTGCCGCCGGGATCGCAACACAGACGGACATGGAAGCGGCACAGGCTGATATTGCTGACATCAAGGGCTTCATTGGCTACAACGATTCCCACATCTTTGGTCTTGAAGTCGATTTTAGCAACCGGCGGTTCACCCGGCTTGGTGGGGCATTCGGCAAAACCGCCGGTGCTGACTTTGATGCGGTTCACTGCTTTGGCGGCAGACGGCGCTGCATCATGACGGACGGCGGTGTTGTGGTGGCGTATTACGGTGATGAAGGTTACACGGAAACTGGTGCGCTGGAAACCGCCGTTACCGTGGACGGCGTTGAATACGCGGTTGGCACGGCGGTTCAGGTCATGGTTGAACAGCCTAAGTTCTATTACAAGGTTGTTCCGCTGGAACTGGAAGAAATCAATGAAGGTGACGGCATGGGTTACTGTGCGCGGAAGCTTCGTTATTACATCTGTGAAACGCCTGAAACCGGGTTCAAGCTTCATCCGGCGTTCATCCGCAACGGCAAGGAAAATGACCTGATTTACCTTTCCGCTTATGAAGGATGCACTTATGACGTGTCCGCTGACGCGTATGTGCTGGATGACGCACAGACGGTTGATTTCACGGTCACCACGGGTGACAAACTTGCGTCTGTTGCCGGTGCAAAGCCCACATCCGGTCTGTCACAGACGGGCGCAACCCGTGCCGGATTCCGCAAGCTTGCACAGAACCGTGGTACTGGTTGGGAGCAGCAGACCATTCAGACGCTTTCCGCTTCACAGCTGCTTATGATGGTTGAATACGGAACCATGAACATGCAGTCTGCTATTGGTCAGGGTGTTGTGTCCATTACGGACAACAGTTCTTACAACTGTTCTTCGTTGACCGGTTCCACGGCTTCACTTGGCAATGTTTCCGGTCGCGCTGCATCCACCATCAACGAAAAGGGTGGTGAAACCACAACCGAAACGGCAGACGGCAAAACTTCCGTTTCCTATCGCGGTGAAGAAAACGTGTGGGGCAACATCTGGAAGTGGGTTGACGGCATCAACATCAAGAACCCGTCAACGTTCGCAGCCGGTGACCGTACTGAACACGTTTATGTGGCTGACCACGGCTTTGCGGACGATACCGCCACCAACTATGAAGACACTGGTATTCACCCGCCGTACACGGGCGGCGCATACATCAATGCGTTTGCCTATTCGGAAGACTTTGATTGGCTGTTCATCCCGGCAGAAGTCGGAAACGGCGCAAGTTCTTCCGTTCCGGTTGGTGACTACCATTACAACCAGAACACAGGTTGGCGCGTTGTTATGTGTGGCGCGCATTGGAATTATGGCGCGAAGTCGGGCGCGTTCTCCTCCACGCCGACGGGGTTGTCGGCGAGGATGTCGACGCCGGGAAGGATCTGCGCGATCTCCCGGAGCTTGTGTGCATTGTGTGTCGCGACAAAAAGCTTCATATCCGGTAGTATATCAAAAAATCAGAATCGCGCGCAGCGTCCGACGCGCCGCATTGCGCGGGGACGGCCCCCGGCCGTGCTACGGCGCGAAAAAGCGGACGGTGCCGCCGTGCGCCGTCCAGCTCGGCGTGCCGCCCGCCGCGAACGGCACGGCGACAAGGCGGATCCGGCGCGCGTCGACCGGCTGATCGAAGCGG